CAATCGTGTTCAGCATCATATAACCAACCAGCGCCACCTTCGTAGTAGAGTTCTTTGATTTCTTGTTGTTCCATTTCGTCAAGATCATCACTGAATTCCCAGTCAATACTGATGCTGTCATCAAACTCGCAACCCCAGCCTATATCTGCCCGAGCATAGGCTACAGGGTCGCCTTCCCAGGGAAGATTGCAGTCTAAGTCTTCTTCGATAAAGCCTTGACCCCAACGATATGTTTCATCTAAATTAAACCAGCTAATAGAACCATCTGGATTTTTGCGATACATTTCTACATGGTAGATAATGCTTTTCTTTTCAAGTGGTTTAATAAGATAAACAGACATTATTCTTCATCCTCAAAGTCTACAACATTGCCATCTTCGTCTGCAATGATAATACGGATATTACCTTCTTCATCCTCAATTTCTAAAGGACCCCATACCCAACATTCAGTTTCGTCTAAGTACCAATCACCGTCACCATCTTCTTCTAGTGCGTATGCACCTTCTTCGTCGATAAGTTCACGCAGTCGCTCTACTTCATCTTCGTCATCGATGCCTTCAATTTCGGTATCACCCCAGCAACCACCGTCAAACATTTCTACAAGTTCTGTGCTGTCAATATTGTCACCGATTAAGTTGAATAAATCTAAACTGTCTATTTTACCATCGCCACCTGGAACTTGATCAAACTCGATAGCTGGGAATTCGTTGTCAGTGGTTTCAATAGTAAATTCTGCACGACGGAACCCATCTCTTACAACAATCTTAGCATCCTTGATTTTTCTATTATAGTAATACTCAATCTGTTCGCAAGACTTTTTATAGTGTGTTCTAATAGTCCACTGTGCCATGATTATTTTCTTTCGCCAAACAGTTGTAACAGATTAATAAACAAGTTAATAAAGTCCATATATAGGGTTAATGCGCCTCGGACTTCTGCACTATCGTTGGTTTCTACACTAAGTTCTTCACGAATTCGCTGTGTATCGTAGGCAGTTAATCCGAGGAAGATAATGATAGCCAATGCTGAGATCACCATTTGCATTACAGTTGAACCAATAAAGATATTAACAATACTGGCAATGATAATAGCAATCAATCCAACAAACAACAAACTACCGAAACCACTAAGGTCCTTTTTAGTAAAGTAACCATAAGTACTCATTACACCGAACAAGATAGCCGCACCCATAAAGGCCGACACGATACTGCCCATGTTAAACACAGCAAAGATTGTAGCAAAGCTCAATCCCATTAATGCCGCAAAACCATGTAGGCATAACTGTGCTACACTTTTGCTAGGATTATTACCCAGCACATAGCTAACTCCAAAAATTGCCACTAATGGTGAAAAGATTACAATCCACTTCATTACACCTGTAAAAAAGAATTGTAACAATTCTGGACTAGTGCCTACAAAGTAACTAACTAACATTGATACAATAACTGCTAGGCTCATGTGTCCATAAACTCGACCCATAGCTGAGTTAATTTCACTTGCAGAACGATATGACATTCTGCTTTCATAAGTTGTTTCAAACATTTTATTCTCCTTAATTATCTAAGTCCATTGAGTTGTATTCTTTAATCACTCCAAGAACTTCTTCTTCTGTGTTACATACAACCTTACAATTCTTCCACTCGTTGTCGTCATCGCGACCGCCTACTTCAATCATCCAACCATTGTCGTAACGATTGATTGTGATTGATTCATTTACTTTTGCTAGTTTGCCTAATTTATTTGTCATTTGATTTTTCCTTAGTTTTTCTTTTACGAATTGATAATGCTTCTGCTGTTGCAGGAATGTTACTTTCATGTCTGAGAATAGCATCTCGAACATCTCGTAACAGTGCATCATCATCCCATTTAAGTTCTGTTCTACCGTCGGGGTATGTTGTTACTGTTAAGTGTGATCCTACAACTACAGTAGGCTCAGCTACAAATGTTATCTTAGCGCCACCGATTGTTCCCGGCATATCTAATGCCACTGACTCTTTCTTTTTACGAGTTGCCATATTAAACTCCTATTTCAACTAATCTATATTTAGAAGCAGGATAGTTTTCCTGCAACCATTCTAATAATCCGGGCTCATTAGGTAACCGGATACTGTCAAATTTATTTGTGAGATATTTCATCGAGGTGCAAATTCTTGCTGTAGTTTGATGTTGTCAAAGAACTCTTTTTTTGTATGAGGATCGTCTTTGAATGTGCCTTTTAATACAGTTGTCTGCGTTAATGAACTATGTGCCATAATGCCACGATTCTCACAGCATCCATGTACTGCCTGTACATAGACTGCTACATTTTCTGAATCGGTTGCTTTACTGATTTCCCTAGCAATGTCATTACAAAGTTCCTCCTGGAGTGTACCTCGTCTTGCACACCACTGGGCAATTCTTGTGTATTTACTAAGTCCGATGAGCTTTTGCGCGGCAATAATGCCAATATAAGCAACGCCAGTAACGGGTTGGTGATGATGGCTACACATACTGCGAAGCTCACTGCGAACAACCAGCATACCTTCATAACGGTCCTGCGAATCGTTTGGAAATGCTGTTGCATCTGGTCCTGGTTCATATCTACCTGCCATTATTTCATTAAAGTACATTTTAGCAAGGCGCCTCGCTGTACCATGCGAGTTAGGATCGGTCTCACGATCGATAAGCAAACGATCAAGTACTAGTTCAAATGCTTCTGTTGCTTCGTCGATTAGTTGCTCTTTAATGTGGTCGTTAACAACATATTCACTAATGTTATCACCTGCCCAGAATCTTTTACCATCACGCTTCATTTTGAAACGAAGATAGTTTCCTAGATACTTTTCTTCTTTATATCCGCCATCGCCTGCCATTGCGTCCAGGCCTGTTTCTTTATTTGTCAATTTATATTCTCCGAGTTACGGTCGAGGATGACCTATATACTAATAGTATACTTTTATTTAGGCTCTGTCAACCTCAATAAAGTATTTTTCTTAACGGCAGCGTCCAATACATTCATTGTACAATGTATTTCTTCTGCATACTTTAATAGAGCTGATGTATCTTTAGGAAAACACATTCCTCCAAATCCAAACACACCATCTGGACCTGGAACCTTCATGTGACTAGTACCAATTCTTTCGTCGAGCATAATGTTACCAGCAATCACTTTGTAATCTAACCCGCTAGCTGTTGCAAGTTGGTATAACTCATTCATAAAGATAACTTTGGTTGCTAAAAATGAATTAATTGCGTACTTTGATAATGCCGCTTCTTCAATTGAGCAGTGACTAACTGCTTGTAAACTAGACTGCGACATTCTAATAATGCGTTCAGCTTCGTTCCTATATGCTAAAACTGATCCACCGACGATAGCAAATTTTCCAGTTAAGTAATCCATTTCTGCATTGGCAGCAGTTAGGAATTCTGGAGCATGGACTAGATTAGGATGGCGATCTTGTAGTCGTTTGTATACACTAGGCGGAGCAGTAGTTTTACTAATAATTACGCCTGTGTATCCTATAGCTTTTAACTTATCTAATACTTCTTCTAAGATTGTAGTATCACAACTACCATCATCTCCTTGAGGACTTGGAACACATACAAATACGCCTTCGCATCCTAATACATCATTGTATGTATGTGTACCTCGAGTTGGATCTTGATCTATTAATACTAGATTTAATCCTTCTATACTGCTTTTAATGGCAGAACCTACAAATCCTAAACCGATAATTCCAATTTTATGAAAGTCAAACATCACTTAATATTTCCTAACAGCACATCTGCGCTAAAGAAATATTTAGACAAGTCAGAAGTCTGCTTCTGCAATTGTGGCAGTCTTTTTTCATAATGCGTCATAGTTACAATAATATGATGACACAATTCTTGCCTATGTTGCATGTAACTGTCCCAATCCTGTGTCCACTTGCTAGGATACTTAAATCCTTCGTAATACATTTCACTGTACGATAAGCGATCTGGTACCATAGGAATAGCATCTACAATGGCGCCTTCGTAGCAACTAATACCCAAAGTCTCTTGTAAGTTTGCACTAAAAACAATCTTACTTTCTCCTAAGAGATTGTGATATTCATTTTTAGTTAATTGCTGTTCTTGGCAAATGACAAATTCATACTGAGGAAGTTGCTCTTTAAGATCTCTAAAAATTTCAACTTGCTTTTCTGGAGCCATTCGATGTGGAAACAAAATAAGATCGCGCTTAGGCATATTTTTATATGCAGTAAGAGTACCTTCCATATATTCCATAGGCCAACCTGTTCTTACAATTTTCGAACTTGCTTGATATTCTTCAAAATCTTCTTCGTAGTAAGGATTTTCTTCTTTGTATCCGTCCTCTAACAAATTGTCTACAAACATTCTAATGTGAAAGTCTGTGGCAAAGTAGTTGTGATCAAATGCGTGGAAGAAACTTTTTTCAGCATGTCGTACCCATTTCTTTCTACCGACAAGGCGACCTAAGAAGTCTTGGGGATCATAACTGCCGGCATGCCAAAGACCGTGCGTAACTACTGGAATATTCAGTAGCTCGCTCATGTACTTTAAGTTAATGATACCCGGGTGCCAAGCATCAGTAAAAATAAAGTGATCGCCGGGGCGAACGGCTCCGTCACAAAATAAGCGACCCATCTGCTCCACTTGTGCAGACTTATAAATGTTGGTACCACCAAAATTAAGGAAAGCACCAGGAGTAGTGGCATTAGGAATATCCGTAGGGCCAGCGATAACTTGAACATCGTGTCCTGCCTTTTTAAGTAGATTAGGTACATGAGTCTTCCATTGACCCGTGTACCTTGTCTCGACTGATTCTAAATCAACGAGAAAAATTTTCATTATTCTGCCTTAGAATAGTTACTGCGTTCTTTGCGGTAGTACTTACCACCGTTGTAAGGCCGAGAAAAATAACGATATTCTTGCGACTTATATAAGTCGGCAGGATTAAATGGAAGTAAATTGAATCGGCAATGATCCAACCATGCGTCCAAGTCATCGAAGATTTTAGTAACTTCGGGTTTCATACGGAGAGTTTTTTGAATGTAATTAGGCTGAGCCATTATTGTTGTACCTTGTTAATTAAGGGTTATTAGAAAATTTAAGGAAAGCGCCATTCTCGCCGTCCTCACTTACATCGATCCAAGTCTCACGACCTGGATATCTTGCGTTGATTGTTGCGTTAAGTTCGCGAGCAATCATTTCGCAGGATTTGTGGTTGAGCTCAAGTGTTCCGTCACTGTAACACTTTTCTAGCCAACGCTTAAACTGAATAAACTCAATATCACGATCATCATGAGTGACAGCAATATAAACTTTAAAATGAAATATGTGACGATGAGGCGTACCCAAAAAGGACACATCATACTCGTCCCCTGTTGCAAGTGCAGGG